TGTTGTGTTGTAAATAACTGCTGATGTTGCGCCAACCCTTTTAATTGTTCCAACTTGAGTTCCTTGGATTAAAAACTGCATTAAAGTTGAATTAGTTGTGTTGGCACTATCGTTAATGTTTTGCCCGACAACAACCCCGCCGTCATATTCAATTCCAACTTTCCCCGTTGCACTCGTAGTCCCCACCAGCAAGTTACCGCTGGAGTCGATACGGGCGCGTTCTGCGCTGTTAGTATAAAAGAGTAACGGAACAGCTTCTAAATTTCCAAATTCTGTGGCAGTTGATTGTGCTGTAAAAAATGCCTTTCTTACACCTCCTCTACCTAATTCAACAGCAGGGTATGCAGATGCAGAATTTATTTCTAAAGCCGCACCACTTGAACCAGAATCATTGATTCCAACAATTTTTCCATAACCACGGCTAAAAATATCTGGCGAAGTAGTCCCAATACCCAAGTTACCGCTTGCATCAAGGGTCATTGCTTGGGTGAAGGTGATGGCGTTACCTGCTGTGCCTGATGCTGCGTTTAACCAAGCATGAGCACCGCCACCTTGTAAATAAAGCGAAGATGCGGCAGTAGCAAGATATCTGTTTGTTCCACCAGTATCGTAATACCAGTTGTTGCCGACAATAGTTTCAAAAGATGCGGTTTGAGCAAGAGCAGACCTTGATGCAACTTGAATAGCTTTGTTACTGCTTGCCCAAGCACTAGGCGTAACACCCAGCCCAAAGTTACCAGAGCTATCAAACCTTGCCACTTCCGCACCGCCTTCAGCAAAGGCAATGGTGTCAGCCGCAGGGAAGAAGATGCCTGTGTTGGTGTCGCCATCATTGGTGATTGATGGGGATGCGGCAGATCCATCAGCAAACTCAACAGTTGCAGATCCAGTGACAGTCAACGTCCCAGCAACTGCCAGCGTCTTGCCAGCTCCAACATTCAAGCCAACGCTTGTGCCTGTGCCAGCAGCCGCAAAGACTGCATCCACGCCATCAAGGTCAGTATTGATCTTTGTGCCCCAAGTGTCAGTGCTGGCCCCCACCTCGGGCTTGGTCAATAAAAGGTTGGTCGTTGTCGTATCTGCCATTTTTTACCCCTATGCGGCCTGTTGCCACGATGTTGAATTGTCTGTGATCTGCGTCCAGGTTTCACTGGTGTCTGACTCTGGAGTCCATGTCTCTGTTGTGTCGGACACTGGCGCCCATGTCTCTGGTGTATCTGACTGGGCGGTCCAGGTTTCTGATGTGTCGGGAATCGATCCCCATCCAAACCCAACCATGCCCCCAACAGATCCAACTGCCTCGTTGCCGATTATCGCAACAGTGATGACGTTTGACACACTGCCAACAGCGCCAGTCCCAGAAACACCTGTGATGGCCTGGAAAGAGATTACCTCTGCCGACATAGTGCCAACAGCACCAGTGGCAGCGTTGCCAGTTGTGGCCGTGGACCGGGTTACCCCAACAGAGTCAACTGCACCAGTGGCCGCATTGCCACTGAGGTCGATTGACCCAGCAGGCGCAACAGTGCCAACGGCCAGTGTGGCCGCATTGCCTGTGACTGCTTTGGATGCGTCTGGCGCCAGCGTGCCAACTGCACAAGTGGCTGCATTGCCCGTGATGGCAATGCTGATGGTGAGTGTGACGGTTCCGACATTGCCGGTGGCAATGGTTCCATCTTCTTGAATTGATCTGTCGGCCAGTACAGTGCCAACGGCGCCAGTGGCCTGGTTGCCACTGATAACGACATTGCCTATGCCGTAGACGCCTAGGCCGTAGTAGCCTGTGCCGTAAGCAGCCATGGTGCTGCCCCTGCGTTACGCCAGCCGGATCAGGCCGGTGCTTGCATCATTGGTTGGCATGGTCAGCGTGAAGGTTCCAGCAGTCACGGTCTGGCTGCCAAAAGTGTGGACGCTGACTGCCTTGTTTGACTGGGTCGAGTTGTAGATCAAGACCGCATCAAAGGCCGTGGAGAGGGTCACTGAGCTGTAGCTGATGCTGGCGCTGGGCGTGACAAATGCAGTGGTTCCAGACGTGCTTGGAGCCGTGCCAAAGGTCACTGTGACACCGCCAGCAGAGTACCCGGACCCAGTCACCTCACCAGTGGAGCTGTAGGCCGTGGTGGACGCATTGACGGTGGCGCTTGCCAAGTACAGGGCAGCCTTGAAAGTGTCTGCCGTGGTGGCAGCTCGGACAACGCCAGTGCCAAAGTTGTGGTGGCCGACAAGCAGCTCACCCTTAAAACTGGTACACATTGCCTGAGTATTCGCCATGATTTAACCCTCAAATTTGTTGACTGATGCCTTCGGCAAAGACGCCGCGCTTTAGCACCATGTTGACTGATCGATGGACCAACTCGCCCTCATGCCAATACTCAACCCAGCTCGTTGTCTCGGTATCAGTATCAATGGACCCCTCACGCTTTTCCAGCAGTGACTCGTCCATCTCGCCCTTGGTTGTCGTTACCATTTAATCACCCAAATGTTTTTGCCCTGGTCAGCAATGCACCGCCACTGGTTGAACCTCGATCATCTGCAATCTGCAACTGATCAAGCCCCGCCTGGTATAGCGCTGACCACACTGTGATTCTCGCATCATCCTGTAGGTATGGCGCAGCCTGGAGCAATGCACCGTACAGGTAAACGTCAGGCGCTTGAGCCAGCAGCCAGTTGGTTGACACGGTAGATGACAACTTTGACAATTTGGCGTAATACGCAAGCTCTGCGGTGTAGGCAGCGTCAGGGATCGGCAGCACTCGGATCTGGCCGCCAACAATGCCAAAGAAGATCGGCACGCCACTGGATCGGTATTGGGTGCTCAGGTTGTCAAGTGAATCAATCGTCTCAAAGCCCAAAGGCGTGACGGGGTTGGTGCCGGTGAGCTTGATGGATTTCGTTTCCAGAAAGTCATCAGGCACCGCGCTGTACTCGGTGGAGATCGATGCAGTGGATCTCACGATCATCTGCCGGGTGCGCAGTTGGCGCTCGATCTGAGCCTCAGCCAGCGCAATAAAGTCAGGGATGACGGTTGTCAGGTCGGTGCGGTTGAGCCAATCGCCAACTGATGTTTTCAGCTCGTTATATGTGGTGAGTGCCATCAGTTTGCCTCTTTTTCCATTTCCTCTTTAACTATCCAGGTGTGCTCATGCTTGAATTCAAACGTGCCAATGTGGCCGATCTCTTTGCTCACGTCATGGTCAATATACACCTTGAAACCAAGCTCTTGCGCCTTCTTGCAAAAGAACACGTCCTCGCCCATGTAGCCTCGGGTGTCGTACTGCCATGGCATATCGAACCAGGGTTCGCTCATACCCTCAAAGACGTTGCGCTTGATCAGCATAATGCCGGTCCCAACGCTGCCAACCTCTTCAAGACCAGTTGATTCTGGCATCGAATAGACGGGTTTGCGCTTGCCGTTCTCGTCATAGTTCTGCGCGGTCGGACCTGTGGGCATCCTGCGCCGGGCGCAGTTGGCCGCAACCAGGTCAACGTCATGCTTGAGCAGTCGCTGGATCATGTCCTGTGGGAAGGTCATGTCAGAGTCGATGAACAAGATGTGCGTGCAACCCTCACGCAACGCATCCAGGCACAAGTCAGCACGCTGGTTCTGGATCAACGTGCCCTGCAATATTTTCAGACTGATGGCATCAGTGGTGTTGAGCGTGTGGTACGCCACCATGTTGACCATGCAATACGTGTAGTTGGTGTGGACCTGGTCACGCGCTGGCGTGCAGACTGCAATGTAATTCATACTTGTCCTGGCCTCACGCGAAAGAATCGATTGTCTGGATCATTGAGCCACTTCTTCATGTAAGCCTCGTCATCGAGCTTGCCTTCGGCCTTGAGCTTGTAATACAAGGTCTCTGGGATGCTGGCAACATGATGCCACTCGCCTTGCCAGTTGGCCCTGTTATCAGTGGCTGCAAAGTCACGTTTATTGGCCTCAATTACGTCAGTCATGTCCTGAGTGGTCTGGATAGTCGCCTCGTCAGTGTCTGAGTTGTAGTGCCAGGTGCGCGTGATGCCCTTGTCGGGGCTTACATCAAGAATTCTTTTGTCCATGTAAGTGGGGCCAGGTTTCCCTGGCCCCGTCTCCTAGTCAGTTATCAAGAAGTGATCAAGTCAGCCGCCAAACCATGGGCATTTTCAGCCGTGATTTTTAAGCCGTATTCGATCAACAACATACGCTTCTCAGCGTCACCAGTCTTTGCCAACTCAACTTGCTGGTAAGGACGCAGCACAACCATCTTGGCATAGTCGGGATCAAGCACCCATGCATCACGCTCACGTTGGAAACGGTTGGCGATCACTTGCACATTGCCGAAATCGCTGACGTAGATGTCAACGGCACCGATCAACGTGGCAGGCTTCGCACCGCCATCGATGTTGAAACGTGAAGATGCAATGCCAGAGAAACCAGAGACGCGCTGCTTGTTGACAGGGCCAACCATCAGGATCTTCGGAGTACCGCCAGCGGACCATACTTTTTGAATCACATTCTTGAGAATGGTTTCAGTGAAAGTACGCACGTTGCCGTCAGTGCGAGCGCTGTTGGGCAGCGTGGTATAGCTGGGATCGACACCGTTGGTCTGCTTGTCAGTGTTGGTCTTGACAAACGCGCCCAAGGATGCGGTCACGCGAGCAGTGGTGGTGTTGCCTGCAACAGCAATGCCGCCATTCAAGAAAACAAATTCTTGATCCCGCTTCAACTCAGCACCGCGCTTGGCGATCTGGTATGCCAACTCAGAACGGCGACCGGCCTTGTTGACCACTTCCTCAGTGTTCGACAAGACGATGGTCTTGCGCGAAATCTGAGCGTAGTTGGTCACGCGAACGGTGGCGACAACGGCGTCAAACGTGCCGACATCGTCCCCTTCAAGCTGCGCATTTGCTGCGGCATCTGCCAGGGTATCGGTTTGGAATTCAAACAGAGTGTTGGAGATGGTTTCGCGGCCAATGTTGGATTGGAATGGAGTTTCTTCAGGTGCAATATTTGTTATTACATTTGAAAGATCTTCCCGAATGCCTTTAGCACTATAGGTTGTAAAAGTGTTGCTTACGATGGTCATGGTTTTACCTCAAAAGTTGGTAGATTGCGGAGGCCGCATCATCGACACGGCCAGTCTTTGCGAGACGCTGTTTGGCGCGAGTTGCTTCAGTTGTTTGGGATACCCGGCCTGCTGCTCCTGGCTTGGCTGGCCGTGGACCGTTATTGGTCACGGGGGTGATTGCTTTTCGCTTGGTCATCATCTGGTCGTACAACGCTGCTTTACGCAACGCGACAACCGCCCTGTGATCCACAATGGCACTCAACTCCTCGGGTGTAAATCCGGTCTTCTTCCCGAATTCGACCAGCAACTGCTTTTCTGTTTTCGCCTTCGCTTGGTCTTTCCACTCGGGAATGACCTCGAGCAGCTTTGAATGCTGCTCTTGCAAATGCGTCTGGAAATGCTGCTGCTGCTCTTGCTGCGTGAGCTGGGCCACTCGCTGCTGTTCAAACTGAATAGCTTGGAGCTTTTCCTGTTTCTCACGCATCACCTCTTTTTGCCGTACCCATTCGATGGGGTCTTCTTGGTAAAGACGGTCCCAATCGATCTGTGTGTCGGCACTCTGGAGCTGGGCCTGTAACGCTCCCAACATCTGTGCGTACTGCGCACGTTCGGCACGCACCGCCTCAGTCTCAGCCTCGACCTGTTTCCTGATCTCAGCGATCTGCTGCGTTTTGCGTGTGTAGTCCTGGGTCCGTGAGTAACCTTTTTGGAGTTCGTCCAGCGTCACCTCGACTTCCTTGCCGTCAATCTTGACGGTGAAAGCCTGTGGCTGTTCTTCCTCCTCGGGTTCCTCATTTTCTTCGGACTGTTCCTCTTGCGTTTCCTCGTCAGCAGCGTCTGCATCCGCTGACAATTCTTCGCTCAAGGCCGCGCCATCATCCTCTTCGGACTCTGGCAACTGCGTCTCTTCGGGCGACTGTTCTCCATCAACTGGCAGTATTCCCTCGAGAGCGTTGGCCGCTTCGGCCAAATTCATTGGACCCGCAGGTGCGCTTGGTTGTGCTGCCTGCGTGCTCATACGGTGACTTTCTGGGCGCGTTCAATTGCACGCTGCGCCAGTTTGCCGTTGTCCACCATCTTGGTGACTTCGGTCTTGAATAACTCAATGGCCTTGATCATGGCGTAAGCCTGCTCGCGCTTGTCGGCCTCCTCGGGCTTGCTGCCCTTGAAAACCCACAACTGCTCGTTCTCGAGCTTTTCCAGCGCAGCCGCAAAGACCTCGTCTTGCAGCAATTGCTCGGCCTTTCGGCCCTTACGCACCTGATCTTCGTTCATTGAACCATTCCACTATTAGGGTTGATGGGCGGCACTGGAGCCTGGGTCGGCTGCTGCATGGCCTGGGCCATGAGAGCTGACTGCTGGCGCAGTGCCTCTCTGTCCAAGGACTGCTGGGCATCAAGCTCGGCAGTGCTTATCGCAGCCCCGTACTTTAACTCAAGTTCATATTTCTTGAGCATTAAGTCCTGTGCGAGTTGATCTCTTCGGTAATCATCGTCCCGAATCATCTGCTCGCGCTTCAATTCAAGCTCGGCAGCCTTTTTCTGAATGTCGGCCTGAATGGACTCAGCCTGGACCTGGGCCAGCACCTGCTCAGGCGTTGGGCGCTCAGGTTTCTGGGGCGGCATGTACCCCTCTGGCACGTCCTTGAAGTACTGACTGGCATCCCGAAACCCTGACAACTCCACAATCTTGCGCAGCGTGCGCGAAAGTTGGGTCATGGTCACAAAGGGGTTGTCGGCGCCCATGGTGCTCAGTGCCTGCTCTTGCTTTTGCAGGATCATCATCAAACCCTGCAAGCGCTCATTCACGTCACCCTGGCCCAGGCCAATGTTGATCGACACGTCCATGGAGTTGTCCCAGGCGCGGGGGTCGATCTGCACCCACTCGTTGCGCAGGCGCACCATGCGTGGCTTGTCCTGGTGCGTGGTGATCAAGAACAAGATGCCCTTGAAGAGCTTTTTCATGCCCTCGGCCAAGATCCGCGAGGTCAGTTCAATCCGGCCTTGGCTTGCGCTGATGGTGGCCGCCACCGCTGCCTTGGTGCTCGACTGCAATGCGTCAGCATTCAAACCCATCGCGGCCTTGCTCATGCCGGTGCGGTCCTCTTTGATCTGGTCCACATAGTCCAGCATCGGGAATGCGGCCTGGCCCACAAAGGGGGTGTTAAATGGCTGCACCATGCCGGGGGCACGCATCCTGATCACGGCGCCAGTCTCGTTGTTGAGCACGTCATCAATGTTGACCTGGCCTTCGACAATCGCGGTCCTGGGGTGGATCGACTGGGCCAAAGAGTCCAGCGTGTTGCGCAAGATCTCTGACTTGATCTCTTGCAAATCATGCGTAATGTCGAAAATCGACATGGACTCCAGGGGCGAGGTGTGGGGTTCTGGGTCACAAGGGAAGTCCACGAATGGGACATAGGACGCTGGCAGGTTGCGCACGATGTTGTAGCCCGAACCCATGCAGCAGATCTTGCGCAGCTCAGGGATGCCGTCCCCGTCATAGTCAACCCGCGAGTACGCCTCAACGTACAGCACGCGCTGCATCATGGGGTTGGTTGTGTTGTTGTTGCCCGTGATGTTGTTCAAAGGCTGACGCGCCAAAAACTCTTCGTTGGAGTCCAGGTCGTTGGATGTCAGGTTGTCGCGGATCTCATCCTCGTCATAGCCCATGGCGATCAGGTCGGCCACGGTCAGCATCTGGCGGTGCGCAATCAGGGCAGCATCCTCAAATGACCGCGCCCGGCGATCAATCACCAGCTCCTCTGGCGGCACGGCCATGATCCGCACGCGCCCATCTTTGACGATTCGCTTGATCTGGACATCATGC